GCAAGATGTATAACAAGGTCAATATTCTTTGGCCACTGTGTAATATTAAGTAAATCTTGTTCTTTACCGTTCTTTGAATCAATACCAATTACTTCGTACTTCTTATTCAGCAATCGATTACCAAGGGCAGTACCAATAAATCCTAAATGTCCTGTAAGTAAAATTTTCATCTTGCTATGCCTTCATCTTGAAACCAAGTGAGATATTCCCAAGTATTTTGCCAGCCTGAAACATGTCTGGAATAATTTACAACTTTCTTTAATGGATAATCATTTCCGCCTTTGTGCATTGCATCTCCAAAGAAATAAAGGTTATCTCTTGTTATATTAAAGTCTTTAACAATTTGGCCTTTGTCTGCTCCCTTAGGTGAAATATCAATACCTGTCTCGCCGCCTACTTTTGCTTCTAAATCAGGAAACATTACATTAAATGCGTTTGATATTGTAATCCTTTCGTTTTCGTATGTATCGTATGCTACATACTTTGCACGTTCTATAGAATCAGCATTACGTCCTACAACACTAAAGTTTACCATACCTGGACGTTCTTCAATGTGATTGCCTGTACGTAGAGTAAATGGACTTTCATACTCGCAACTAATTAAAAATGTTCTTGCTAGGTCAGGTAATTGCCAATCAGTAGTTTTTATATTAGTATTACCTTCGTAGACATCATTACCATTGCACTGGTAAACACGTTTACACTGATTGTATATTTTTACACCTACTTGTTCAACTGTTTTAGACTTATCACTACCAGTAACAAGATAAACATGATTATTTGTACAAAAGTCAAAAAAGAATCTTTCAAATTTTTCGTCTATCCTGCCGCGACTTGGTGTTAGTGTTCCGTCTACGTCAAATATAAACTTATTCATTTTTATCTTCTTTTTCTTCTTTTTTCTTTTTTCTTTTAGTGTAAAATCCGCCACGGAATTCTATTTCTTCCGATCGTTGTCCCCCTGGACACTGTGTTATAACTCCACCGTTGTCTAGGTATTCTTTTATTAACTTTTCAGATTCATTATCTAATTTTCTACTTACTGGATTCATTATTATTTCTTTCTTCTACTCGTTTGCGCAAGTCACTGGATGAGAAGCGGTGATCTCTTTTGTTGAAGTGTAGCTGGATACCCCGCTTCTTGCAAATATCCTTGCCTGTAAAATCCTTTTCACGATACTCTTCTCCTAATATTCTAACATGAATATTATACATTGTCAAGATATCTTCTAGATCTGCTTCTGCACCATAAGGAATAATCTCGTCAACATACTTAACTGCTTTGAGTTGTGTGTAACGTTCTACAACAGTTTGTATAGGAGCGTTCTTATCTTTACGATCAACGCTAGGATCTACCTGCAATCCACAGATAAGATAATCACATTGTTCTTTTGCTTCACGCAACATTTGTATATGTCCTGCATGAAGTAAATCAAATGTACTACAAGTGAACCCTACTCGCATTCATCTTCCTCCTTGTATCTTATGCTTTCAATAATATCTAACAAAGATTGTATTTCTTCGCTGTCTCTTTCCGTATCCAATTCTATTTCTAATTTAATCTTCATATTTGTAATCCTTGGACCAAATTCATAGCAACTGCTGTGCCACTAATAGCTGATCCTATCATAATTGCTCTATCACCCCACGTCATACCAACAAATACCCAACCGCATGAGCTAAGGACATATAGTGTTTGTCCGTAGAGTGTCCATCCTGCACTGAGTGCAAATACACCCAATACTGCTAGTATCATACTAGCCCATTTAACGTACCAATCAAGTGTACCAGTTGGCGTAGTAGGAGTAAGATCCTCTACTTCTGCTTGTACCTGCGCAAGTTCCTCTTTGAGTCTTTTGCGTTCAATATTAAGTTCCATAGCCAACTTGCCTGCTTTAGACATTGTACTATCTTTATATCTATCAACAGTTTCTACATCAAGTTCAGTTTCAAGTGACTGATCGCTCATATCAATCTCCAAAGTCAAACAAACTACTAAATGTATTGTGTCGCTTTGTATCTTCTAGTGGATAGTTAAGCACACCAATCAAGTTGTCTAGTTTATTATCAATAATAGTTTCTGCCATAGCCGCATCGTCAAATGGCAATTCTTTAAACCATTCTGGGATACGCAATTCATCTGTTGGATATGCAACACTTGTATATCCCAGCGGATTCTGTTTTAATTTACAAACAATAACTTTCATACCGTCAACAATCTCTTGTGAGTATTTGTCGCCGTTCATACGCTTTAGTGTATTCCAATTAAGACTTGCTCTTACGTGCCCAGGCATGTTTGCTTTGCCTTGCTTTTCTTCTAAGCGTCTGTAGTGTCCAACTTTGTTTGCACGTTTGGGACTACCTTTCTCCCAACCAGGGCGCTCACTAAACTCCATACGGAACTGAGTAATACGTTCTAGTACATCTTCTTGTGGGACATCAGTAAGTACCATCAGTAATAGTTCTTTCAAAAAGTCTTGCATAAACACAGGCGTGTCTGATCTACGCAAGTCTAAGCCCATTGCTTTTACTTTGCCCGGCTTACCGTCTGTATCTGTTCTAAAGCCTTCGTTATCTACAACTAATGCCGCATATCGTTTCTTTGTAATATACAAGCCACTTTGTGCAACAATCTCTCTGCCTGCTGCAATAACATCACTTCTACTCTTTGGACAATGGAATGCTTGCATCATAAAGTCTGGAAATGTTGTATTTGCTTGTTCACAGATTTGATCATAAAGTGTTATTGCTTTTTCTGTCGACCATTCAAGTTTATTAGAATTCACATCGTCTTTAAGCATTGGCCAAGCACTAAAGTAACAAGAATCAGTATCACCATATATCATTGCTTTGCCTACGTGATCATATTCGCCTGTAATGCAGTTGTTTACTTCAGCACTCATGTGCTTAACAATAGTTCTTCCGCTTAATGTAGTCGATTGACCAATACGCTTATCAAAGAATCTACATCCTGGATTAAGAATAGCACCATACAAACTGTTCAAGTTAATCTTCTTAACCAACTGTCGTTTATCCCAGTATTCAATCTCTGCGGCGTTGTCTGCATCCTTTGCTTTCTTTAACATCTTCTGCATATCTTTACGTTCAGCATACCAACGTTTTAGCAGTCCGGGAATAACACCTTCAAACTCTGTTGTAAAGATTGTGCCATTAGCACTAAGCATCCAAGGCATTTGATTGTCAAATATAAGTTGATATAATTCTGCGCCGCTTAGTACGTCAGTACGGCCGTCTTCCCAGTCAACAGTAAGTGCAACATCTTTGCGTTGCGCCATGACTGCTTCGTATTCCTCTGTACTAAAGCGTCCCTCCCAACTACCTGCAAAGCTTTTCTTCTTTAGAGTCATGTCTTCATGTACACGACTGTCGCTAATTTCAGGACGTATTTGTCCTACAATAGTTTCTGGAGCCATATTTAATGCACGAATAACACTAGGATACAGACTGTTTAAGTCCATACTTGCAATCCACTTATGCAAGCCTTTCTTTGGAAACGCAACATACGCACCTGCGGCTTGTGTGTTTTCTGTATCGTCACGCTTAGGACGATTAGGCACACGCAAGTCTCTGTTATGCGCTTCGTTTACAATACCTTGTTCTGTAACAGCAACAGCACCCATTGTAGTCTGTAGTAGCACAGTGTTTTCATGTGCAACAGTATTACTCAAGTCAATAAAGCGTAGTTTCTTGTCTAGTTTGTCAAGTAGTGCAGTATCCTGAATGTTATATTCAATAAACTTGCGGAAGTCATTGTTGTATAATTGATCAAGTGTACCTTCATATGGCACTTTGTTTTCACCTACTTCAATTTCGCCAATAGCATCTAGTCTATAGGTGTGACGCTCTTCATATGTGTACTTACGATATAGTTCTAAACTGTCTAAGTGTACACGACCTACTAGGTCAAATGTAACCGCTTGCTTCCCATATTTTTCATATTCACGTTTCTTAGGCAATTGCCCCCACAAGCAAAATCTACGTGTATCGTCTTTGCTTAGTACACGACTTGTTCTATTTACAGTATACGGAATATCATAACCTTCACTGTTCCAACCTGACAAAATATCAGCATCTTCAATTAGTGTTAAGAACGTGTCAATCATGTCACCTTCACGTTCAAACAACATTACATTGTCAATGCCTTCTAGTTCTTTTTCAGCTTGCTCCATGGTGAGTGTCTTTGGAGGCACTGCTAAACAGATCATTGTTTCCATCCATTGCAAGTATACAGAGATACTTGTAATAGGCATAAACGGATCTGCAGGATCAGCAAAGCCTTTCTCTGGATCAAAGTCTGTCTCAATGTCGAAGAATGCAATGTTTAGCTTAGGGGCATCTTGATTAAGATAGTTTTCACTCAAACATTGAAATATAGGATTAATGTCACTTTCAAACAAGTTTTTACCCTTGTTAATAGCAACTTCTTTGCGAAAGTCTTTTGTGTTCTTACACACAATACGACTTAGAGGATCACCGTACACACTCTTGTACTTGCCTCGTTGGTCTTCATAATAAAAAGTATATTTTGCTTGATATTCACGGAAAGTTCTCTTTCCGTCTTTTCGTTCTACTACACGAATAATATCTTGATCACGATCGAACATCGCATCAACGTATGGCATTCATTTCTCCTTCGTTGCTTGTGGCCAACTTAACCTTCTACATGCCTGACAATTGTCTTTGGCGTTATATGTACTTATTAGAACAACAAGCCTGCAACGTAAATTGCGGTTAAGCCTGCGTTCATTACAATTAAACTTTTTTCTTTCCATAGAATACCAACAAGTATCCATAGACTATTGCTAATAATAAATGCCCAAATGTACAAAGGGTAAACATTAAATGCGGCTAGAGTGGCCGCTGTTAACAAACATGCTGTACTAAGCCATGCTAACCATTGGAAAGGTTTAGACATTACTTGTCGTAACCTAGTGTAGTAATAATTGTTTCTAGATCATCATATGCATCAGCATGTGAATCCCAATCACGTTTTTGTGCAATTTTAATTGCTTTGTTAATAAGACTTGGCTTGATATCCATTTCTTCTGCAACAGCTTTTACTGTCTCTTTTAGACCTGTGTTTAAATCTTCTACTTCTTGCAACACTGTTACGCCTTCACGAACAAGACGTTCTAATTTTGCTTTTTCTTCGACACCGTAGGTACGAGATCCCATAGTTTTCTCCTTGTGAGTTTGTAGTGTTGTTACTATTATATGATATATTTAGGC